GGTACAGCAGACTTAGGATAAGTACGCTCTGCCATTGTACGCCAGATCATGGGAACTTCATCTTCGGGTTTAATGATGGCAATCAAACTATTATCAATAGTCCCTGCCATACAATCCTGAGCAGCGTGCCATCCTTCATGTCTAGTCACAGACATAAGAGTACTCTGACGATGCATATGAAAATCATTGAGGAAGAAATTATTGGTAACAGTGTGATAAACACCTCTATGTCCAATTGGGAAATACTTTGAATCCGCTAGAAAAACCCCAACTCCGATCTTATTAAAGGCGTTGATGATGTCATTAAACTCATCATCAACGCTACTGTAATCACTATAGGGATAGCGATCTTTAATATCTTGAATACTTGTGATTCGTTTGACATTGTCCGTACATTCTCTTAGTAACATGCACCCCATAGAATCCATAGTACGGTATCCCTTTTCAAGTTTTGGATTCGCTAATACCTGAGAAGATAAAGCGACTAAACCCAGCCCAACAGAGAATAATTTAGTAAAAAATTTCATGGTATTAATTTAAGTTACTTATCTAGGTGAAAACGTAATCACCCCATTCAGTAACTTGATTGTGTTTTAAAGTGATTTCAATGGAATTATAGTATGCTTTTGGTTTAGAAACAAGTCTCATATTAACTTGTTCTAGTGTTTTATGCCCTTTCTTAACATTACAAGTAGAACAAGCAACAACAAGGTTATCCCATGTGTCTTTCCCACCTTTACATCTGGGGATAACATGATCTATTGTTAGATTTTTAGTAGATCCACAATACTGACATTTATTTTTATCTCTTTTGTATATAAGAGATTTACTAGGTCTATTTGATGCTATTTTTGCGATTGGTATCTTAACATAATTTAGAAGTCTAATAACTCTTTTAGATAAAACTTGTGCTTTTTCTTTTAAAAGAAGGACTACTGCTCTTTTCCAATTAGTAATGTTGATAGGTTCATAACTAGAATTTAAAACAAGAATTGTTTTACCTAACTCAATATCTAAACATTGCTTTGGCATAAAAAACATAACTCTAAATTATCTAGTCATATTCTAACCCATTAAATTAAAAGATAAAATAACTCTACTAATATCACTAGTATTTGGATGTGTGTAATGTAAAATATTAGAAGGAAAAACAACCAATGTACCTTCAGTACATCTTTCGGGTGACCACTCCATGTTTATATTTTTAACACTATTAAAATGTGGAGAAATAAACACTGTTGGAGTATGATATTTTTCATCATATTTGACATAACAAACTGCACTTAATCCATTAGATCCATGCGTATGAATACTATGTGAAGTTCCATTATTTTGATTTTGAAACCAAGATGAATCAATTCTCAATTTTCTCAATGAAAGATGGTCATATGGTTTTATCATCTTATCGTATATTAAAGATAACTCTTCTTCAAATATATTCTCTATATTTTGACAGAATTTATCCTGCTCCTCCATCCAAGCATCTAATTGTTCATGATCTTTCATATCAAAGTTATGGCGGTATGAAGTTAATAACTCACCACCCCTTTCATACATCTTATTAGATTCAGATTGTTTTAGGTAATATTTCATTAAATATTTACCCTTCTTATCCCAATCTTTAACTTTTATTGTAAGAATTGGTATAGAAAAAATATGATCGAAAGAAAATGAACCGTCAACTAAAGTAAAATTCTCTTCCTTTTTTACATCACGATCTAATTTTATTTCTTTCATACAAGATAATAATATGCACTAATTATGTATCTAGTTCGTTCCAGTTTACAAGAATTTCCTCTATGGACATGTGTAAAAAATGATGGAAACATTGCAACAGTTCCACAATCAGATTTAATATTACCATATCTATAGAACTCAGTGGAAGACATATTATCTGATAGATAAATGATAGAAGATAAAATAATATTCTTTCTACTCAAATTATACTCGGAATGCCATGCGTTAAAGGAATTTCCAGGTTTAAATTTTTTAAACCGAAATGAAAATAATCTTAGTTCTCCACCATATCCCTCAAATAAAGAAGAAATATCTGGAAAGGTATCAAAATATTTTTTTTCTGTTACATTTAAAGAATTAATTATAGATCTAATTTCTGGTTCAATATTAATATCACTCAAATGATATTTTCCAAACACAATATATTTTGAATATTCATCTATCAGATTCAAATCACAATATTCATAATTTGAATCTATCTGTAAAGGATATTTTTTCTCAAAATATTCAATAATATCATTACATTGATCTTTTGTTAAAATATTACCTTGAGAAACGATAAAATTATTATCAAATATCAATTTTTTACCGAATTTCATTTTCCGCTAATTTCTTATCAATCTTTGCACGTAATTCTTTTGCAAGTTTCAAATTTTTACGATATATCATCCATTTAACAATAGGATTGCTGGGATTATGAATCAACCACCACATAGTTTTTCTGTATTTTGCTTGTAGCAATTCAAGTACATAATAGAATGCTTTAGCTACAGATGGATCTGTTACAATAAAATATCCAACAAGAGCAAAAAGAACAAACCAAATTGCAAAGGGGGGTGAAACATTTATCATTTTAGAAAAAATTGTCTATTGGACCTTTCTTTTTAGACATCTTAATGGATTTTTTGATATAGTCGACAGATTGTTTATAAGTGTTAAAAATACGGTCCTGGTTTCCATTATGTATAACCATATACTTTTTTCCATAAGGAATTGATGCCCAAAGTCCATCATTTGTTACATAACCAAGAGGATCTCCCACTTTTGGATCAAGAATTTTGGGATTTGGAATAAAAGGCTTTAAAAATTTATTACTCATTAAAATCAGAATTTAACATTAACTCCAATAACTTTTGCCGTAGGATTACGAGCAATTGCAGTTTGACGAGCATCTTGTGCATTTGCTGCATACACTTCTTCCTTAAACACACGTCCAGCAACGTACAACTCAACAATGAAGTTCATGATTAACTTTTGATTACTTTAGTATTATAGCAGAGAGGAGCAGAGATTCTGCTCCTGGTGGACAGTATCAGCGCCGCACAACGGAAATCGCTGGCTCTCCCTGCTGGAACACGGTATCCACAACCGCCTGAACGCTCCTAGCAGTGCTGATACCAACCTTATCAAACACAGGCACACAAACCAATCCAAACGTCTTCTCAGCGCCTCCTAGGCGGATCACACGCCCGATTGATTGGGAGATTCCGATGTAGTCCATGTTCCGCATGAACAGCACCGCTTCCAATCCCTTGACGTTCATACCCTCAGAAAGGATAGAGTGGTGAATCACAACAAACTTTTTCTCAGAATCTTTTCCCCAAGTGTTCAAAGTTTTGAAAAACTCTTCACGAGTAACTTTCTTACCGTCAATGATTGCACCAGTCTTGGAAGTAATCACCATCCAAGAATAACCACGCCCAGCAAGTTCGGAGCAGAAGGTAGTCTCTTGGATAAGGCGAACAATTTGCTTGGTAGAACGTGCAGCAATCAAAATCTTGTTCAGAGAATTTGCATCAATAGTATCCAGCAGATTCTTGTCATCAGATTGCTTCAGATCACCCTGAGGAAGTTCTTGAACCACAACTTTCGGAGGAAGAATGTAACCCTCTTCAACCAATTTAGGTGCAGGAACATTGCAAATAACCTGCCCATAAATCTCAACATCATTCATCCCTGGTTTGAAAACAGTAACAGAATGCTTAGGAGTAGCAGTGAAGAAATAACACCGATCAGACTCAGAAGCAAAGTGTTCCGTAGCAGGGAAAAAGTTTCTCTGCACAGAATTATGCGCTTCATCAAAGTAAATCGTATTGACTTCAATGTCTGCCTCCTGAACTTTATGAAGGGAGTGATATGTAGTGAAGATCAAACAATGATGATCAGCATTATTGCAAACCCACTCATCAATCTCCTCAGGGTTAGTTGTAGATGTGTGATGAGTTTCTCCACTGTGGACGTGAAGAACTTTGGCGTTAGTGATAAACTCAAGGAACTCG